TCTAACTCCTGCTCCTATATCTGGTAAATCATCATAAACTATATTAGGTGGTGTTGGATTTGTTGAGTATCCAAATAATAAATTTATTGCAGATTGTGGGTCTATTTGATTTGCAAAGTACCCTTGATTATAATTTTGAGTATTTAAATCATCAATATAAGTACCCGAATATCCTGCTGTATAATTATAATTGTTGTTAGAATTATATGTACCACTATTTGTTCTATTTCCAAATCTATCAATATTAATAGGTTGTTGTGGTGGGGTTTGTGCTTGTGAATGTGATATTCTGTATCTACAACTCTTTGGTCTTGCTAATTTAGGATATGTTCTAATATCACCTTGTGAGGTAACAAACGTACCTTCAAAATGATTGATACTAAAAGAATCATATTCTAACCCTTTACCCTTTACAATACTTCCATTTTCACTTTTGTATTCATATTTTGCTTTAGAAGAGTGGATATAGTATTTTTGAGCAAATAATAATTTACCCTCTTGTTCATTATATTTACAAGAACCATCATCTTCTGTTGCAGCAGGATTAAAGTTCTTTGCAGTTGAATCAGTACAACCTAATATTTTTGGGTCATCTATTTCATATACACAACTACCATCTTCTCTTTTTGCAAGAGGATTATAATTTTTTGCTTTTGAATCCATACAACCAACAACCGCAACTTCTTCTGGTAATACACCAGAACTATATTGGTCATCGTTATAAGAACTCTTTAATATTTCTTTAAGTTCATCGAGTGTTTTTTGTTCATCTTCTGTTAAGATGTTTTCATCTTGAATATTTCTTTTTGGTAGAAGCACTTCAAGACAATCTATTAAAATAGAAATCAAATCACTTTCTATCTTCTCTACTGGTAATATTACAGGTATGTCCTCACCCATTGGTTTACCATATCGGTTATCAGTTGGGAAAAAGTATCTACCTTGTGAATAATATTTAGCTGCTTCAATAAACTTTTCTCTAACTTTAATTAAAAATATTTCAAAGTTAGGTATCTTAAATTCTTGTTGAATTAACTTAATATATTTTTCACCTTGAGCAACGCTACCCTTTTCTGTTACAATGGTTTTTCTAATTTTATCAACAGTAACACCTTCCGCTGCCTGTAGAATAAAATACACAGTATCATCTCTAAATTCTTTTTCTTCAATTAAACCATCATATCTAATTGTTAAATCTTTATTTTCTATTTTACTCTTAAGTGGTAAAACTCTTATCTCTGTTCTTGATGGTGAAATTTCATGTATCCATAATTTATCACCTTCTTTTGCATTAGAACCTGCTCTTCTGTTTAATAAAGTTACTTGGGTTTTAAAAACACCATTAGAATATCCAGCATCTCTAATTAATTTTTCTACATCTACAATGTATTCCGATGCTCGTGATTGTTTATCGCCTGCATTTGCATCTGTAAGAATAAAATAATCTGTGATATTTGAACTATCAAGATAAATGTATCTTACAAAATCTCCGCTATCACCTTGTGGTAATTTATTATCATTTGAATCATACAATACAAATTCAATGACATCAGCAATACCTTGACCAAAATAAGATTTCTGTAATCCTTCTTCAAAAACTACTCTATCTTTTTCGTCAACTTTGTATCCATTATCGTTGATTATATCTTTAAATCCTTCTATTGCCATGATTCCTTAAATAATTTATAATTGTATTTATCTAATAATCGCTTTCCACCATACATATCAAATACCCAATATGAGAAATATCTACCCGCCCATTGAGTAAACTGTCCTCGTAGGTTATTCTTTGGTAATACTCCAATATCGTAAGCCATCCACTCTGTCCAAGGTTTACATAAAAAGTAAATTGTAGGTGTCCATTGTGGATTCCTTCTCATAAACTTTACAACTTTTCTTGCCCACATTTGATATCCTACAACTAACTTAGGGTCTGTAACAAATCTTTTTTCTCCCCATCTTTCATCTGCATCCCATATTTCTGCTGGTAAATATCCTTGTTGATATAATTCGTTACAGATAATCTTACCACCCTTCTTGGATGCTGCAGTTGATGCTGCTTGATTTGCTTTAATCGCATCTCTTTGAGCTTGAGATACTTCTGTTTGTAATTGTATTATATTTTGATTTAATGTTGCTATCTGGTCTTGTGCAGTTTTTAACTGGTCTTGATAAGATGCAACAACCTCTTTTAAGGTTTCCTTTTCTGCTTGTAATCCTCTTATCTGTCCTTCTATTGAAACACTCTCTACGCCCTCTTGAATACCTTTAAAAAGAGCGTTTTGGAAATCAATAAGAAGTGATGCGTATCTTTCGTTTGCTGCTTCTAACTCTTTTTGTAAAACTGTTTGTTGTGCAATTGCAGATGATGCTCTTTCGTTTGCAGCATTTAGTTGAGTTTCTAAAGAAGTTGATATTGCAATTTGTTCTCTTAATTCAGTTTGAGTTCTTCCTAACTCTTCTCTTGCTTGTTTAAATAATTCTTGTAATCTTTTAAATGCTTTTTTACTAATTACCTTTGGTAATGCCTTATCACCCTTTTTAATTAGCTCATCAACATCAGTATCAATTGCTTTTATTAACTCCTCTTCATTATATTTTGCTCTTTCAACTCTATCACTAATTTCACCTGAGAATGATTCTTGTTTTTCATTAACATCAACTGGTATATTTGATATTTTTGATTTTTTATGAAGAGATGGTTCTTTTACTAGTAACTTTTCTGAAGTTGTGAGTTTTTTAGGTGCTACTTCTTTACCATCTTTCTTTTTTATAAGCACAGTACCATCTTTCTCTTTACGAAGTGCTTTACTTCCAAAAGAAACTAGTTCGTTAATTCTGTATTTATCCTTTAAACTCATTTTATTTTTCTACCGTAAAAGTTAAATCCTTGTCTACAAAGTATTCTACTACACCACTTCTAACTGTTTTTATTTCAATATAATAATCTCTATTATATTCAAAATTAGTTAAATTAAGATTAAAATAATTACCATTTGCATCACAACTAACTTTTGTATAATTGTCATTAAAGGGTACTACTACTTCACCAGTTACTATATCTTTAATTTGATAATAAGTTGTTGATGGTAGATATTTTACATCTGTATAAGCATATGTGTTTGAATACGTTTTTAGAGGATATTTTTCTCTACCAAAAACTCTAATGCTTGGTTTACTTCCTCTTTTGTATCGTGTCTTTAATCTTTTAAAGGTAACAATGATATCATCTGAAGTTAATGCTGTTAACGAACCTGTTGTGTGTGAAGAGTCATCCCAACCTATTCTTAACTTTGGTTGATATATTGTATTTGTTTCTTTTGAAAAGAACTTAAGTTGTCCGTAATCTGTTGTATTATTTTCTTTTGCTGTATCATGTTTTAGAATCCAACCTTCATTTGGTATAGTACCTGCTATCCATGTGTTAAGTGGAGTTAGTACATTCATTTCAACATCTGCAGATTCATATGAAAATGTTTGTGATGCTGCAGAACCAGTGTACCATGTTCCTCCCTTTCCATTAAAAGAACCAGTTGTTCCATTAGCAAAATTATTACCTAACCAATCAAGTGTTGTTCTTTTATTCCAACTACACCCATCTGTTGATATTTCATCAAATCGTGTACCTATACCCATATCCCAAGATTGTGAGACAGGATATGCGTAAATTGTATAATCAACTGGTATCTCTGATGATTCACATTCTTTAAGAATAAGTTCCGCAGAACTCATTGTAACTTCTCCACTAGCAATAGATTGCGAAAGTGGTGTTGTTTCAAATTTAATTAATGAACGAGATGTATCTTTTAAGTTTCCATAATATGTTTTAGAAACTTCTAATATTTCATCAAACCCAGTATTTTGAGTAGGTTGTTGTAGGTATAGTGATGCATCCTTTGATGCAGTTACGAAATAATACATTATAGAACCCTCCCTTTTATATCTTTGTTTGGAAACTTAATCTCAAATACCGATGGGTCTAAAGATGGATAAACCATTTTACCTTTAGTTGCATCTTCTATGTTATATGAATTTGATGAATAGTTTCCTAAACATTTATTAGTAATTTCAAACTTTGGTACAGATTGTACTCCCTCAACTCCTGCACATATTAACTCCGCCTCACTTATATTAATTGGCATATTAAATGTAAGGTTATCTATATTAAAATATTCTGTTAATTCTGATATACATTTTGCTAGTACTTCTCGTTTGTTGTAACTACCATAAACTCTAATTTCAAAATTAATACCAATATTAATAATATAACCATCCATAATATTAATACCATCGGTTAACAATCTATATTCTTGCAGATATGTTTTTAAATTTTCTTTAATTGCAGTATTTGTAGTAGTTAGACTTTTATTTGAATCATATCCAAGTATGTATAAGTTAATAGCAAATGGATTATTTTTTTCTTGTAGATTATTTTTCTTACCAACTAAGAATCTTTGTAATTCGCTTTTTATTTCAGTTTCAGTTATATCTCTTTCTTTAAAATCTGTTATCAATCCTGCAAATTCATCTAATGAATTTGGATTAGAAAGAATTGAAGCAGGTGAATTATTATCCAACTCACCATCTGGTGCACAATATGCTTTTGCAATTCCACCAAACTTAGCCGGTAATGCCAATGTTCTTACTTGATAATCTTTTCGTGTTACTGCTCTGTTTTGTGAACCAAAGTTTGCTAGTGCGTTTTCTCTAATCTCTTCAATAGTTTCCTCACCTCTTCCTCCAGACGATGGTATTTCATTATCAACTGCTAAAGAAGTTTTTGCTTGGTTATATGTTTTAAGTTCACCTGGTGTAAATACACTTGTATCATCATCAAACGATACACCTTGTATTCTTGTTATAGTACCCTTTGGTACATTCGATGAAACTCCACCACCTATTAAATAAGAAACAGTAAATTCACCAACTGGTGATTGACCATATGTTTTATTTTTTAAAAAATTAGATGGGTCAAAGGATGCACCTAATTTATCAATTGATGAATTTAACCCTAATCCAACATTTTTAAAGTTTGGAATTAACGTTTCATCATTAGTTGCTGTTCCTCCACCAAATACTAAACTTACAGTATTATCAGAGTTTATTTGTTTTACGAATCTTCTTGATGTTTTAAATAATTTAAGAATACTTGGTACAGAATCTTTAAATTGTGATAATTCTTTATCAAATTGTTCTGTATTTGGATAATCTACATAAACCATTTCTTGTCCAAGATATGGAACTTCATACCATTTATTTCCATCTGCATCTCTAACATCGTAAATATCAACAATATTATCTTCACTTAAATCTATTTTAGCAAATTGTTCAGTTGAATTAAACTCAACTGTTCTTGTTTTTACAGTTGCTGAAATTGCTTTTATTTGTTTCTTGATTAGATATTGTGATGGTTCGTTTGTAATTGCATCTCTTTTATAAACAGTAATGACTCTATCATCTGAATCGTTAAAGTCTAATAATTCAGTTGTTCTAAACAGTACACCATCTGAGGATGATTCTGTTATCATACCTTCTTTTATTCTTAAATAAAAATCATTATCTGGTGCGTTATCTATACCACTTCCTTTTGATGGTACAACTTGGTACACAGAAAGTGTAACTACTGATGGTGCAATAACTTTTGGTTTGTATCCTAAATATTGTGATAATGCAAGTACATTTTCCTTATCCTCTGCATACAACATCATGGATTCTTTTAATGTATCATCAATATAATATGATAATACATCACCAACATATGCTGCCATTTCAATAAACATCATACCTGGTGATGCCTCATTGAAATCAGAATAAGTTTTTGGGAAGTATGTTTTTGAATACTCAATTAGGTTTTCTCTAAATTGAGCAAAATCTTTGTTAAGATACTTTATGTTTCTTCCCTTGTTACTTTTGAATGATGCCGAATTTAATGCCATAATTATTCCTGTACCCTCATTGTTATTTCTTGAGTTTCTATTTGGTTACCTACTGTAAATTGTATTTTAAGTTTTGCTGTATGCATATCTTTCATCTCATCTGTCATATCTACCTCTATATCTTTTATAGTGATATAGGGTAACCAAAAATTTACACTTTCAGTAATAGTTGATTGTAACTTTTCTTCAAACTCATCTGTCATTTGGTCAAAAAGAATACTTTGAAGTCCAGTACCAAATTCTGGTTGCATAAGTCGTTCTCCTTTTGCAGTTGATAATAAATTCTTTAAGTTACTTTTTGCTTGTTCAAAAGAAGTAAAAGCCTGTTCGAAGAAACCAGTGTTTCCTCGTTTAAGAGGTAAAGTGATTCCATATGCAAATGCATCGAATTCCTTTGTATCCTTAACAACTTTTCTTCCAACTACATAAGCCATTTTTATTTCCTATCTTTTAAACTTTTTAACTAAATCAGAATTATCTCTGTTTAATATTTTATCAAGACCTGCTAATCCTGTCTTAACTCCAAGACCTTGTTTACTTGGTCCTCTCGATACATCACCATATCCCATCTTCTGTGCCATCTGAGCTCTCATCATATCAGTACCACCTTGAGCACCTTGTGAATTAAATGTTACGGTTTTATCCATACTCTCTTGAATAGGTTGTTCTTGTGGTGGTAGATTATCTAATACAGATTTTCCACCAACTGGTCCGCTACTTCTCTGTGCCTTTGTAAATGGTGTTGTTTTATTTAACACTTCATTTAAAATAGCATTTTTAGTGAATTGTTTTTTCGGAGTTGCTCGTTCTTGTTCTAACGCAAGTTCTACTTGTTCAAAAGGGTCTATGCCTTCAGTAACGACTTGCGTAGAGGGAGGAGCAACACCCCCCTTCACCTCTTTTAATCTTCTACTTACTTCCTCTGCCAATATCTTTGGAAAAGTTTTCGATAAAAAGTGTTCTTGTTGTTTGGCAGTTTCTACCTCAACAAGAGTTCTTATTACTTTTATTAATTGTTTGTTGTTCATTTTGAAATCTGTTTATCTTACTATAAATATATCTATTATAATTTTATGGTTCTTATACACATGATGGTGGTAAAACAAATCCTAAATATTTCCTAGGAACTTTTTGAAATACACCACAACCGTTTCTACTAAAAGCCCCTCCACCTGTATTTCCTTCTATTGTAATAATTCCTCCTGTATCGGTTACACCAGCAACAATTCCGATATGATGTGCATCTGCAGGACTACCATATAATACTGCTGCTCCTATCTTGGGTTTTGATGACCAGTATCCTTTTTGTTTTCCCCAGTCCATCCAATTATCACAACTTGCTCCTCCCCTCGGAGTATCTAATCCAGCTTCTTGCCACCATGTAGCTACTGCGGCTGCACACCAATAATATCCACTTCCTTCTCTTGATACTTTTGCTTGGTTATTTAACCCAACATTTGTAAACATCTCATCTATTCTACCAGGTCCATTAATTTGTTTTCCTCCTGGGAATCCTCCATAGTTTAAACCTGGTGGTGTTCCATATTCTAATATACCAATATCTCTTCGTGCAATCGCAACTATCTTAGTACCATCTTCACATTTATATTCATCAGGTGTATTTTCTTCAATTGCTGCTAACTCTTCATCCGATAAACTAACAGGTGCAGCATTTATCTCACCAGATGATATTTCACTTGATTTTAATTTAGAATATTCTGCTGCACTTGACCTACCTGACGCAGGTAATGCTGTATTATTAGCAACTGCATCAGCTTCTGCTTTTTCTAACTTTGCAGATTCTATTTGTGCTGGTGTCATTAATACATCTTTAACCGCATCTACTATTGCCGAAAGTACATCTCCAAAAAAACTACTTGATGGTGTATCTGGTGTTGTAGGTGCACTTGGTGGTGAAGGTGGAACAATAAATCCTTTCCAAGGTAAAATCCCAGGTGATGTAAATGGTGGAGAACCTGGATATAAACACAACATATAGTAAGTTCCTCCAACTGTCATTAAGTGCAGTTCGATTCCCATACTAAGTTTATCTAAGAAAGTATCAACGTTATCGGTTGGAAAAAACTTACCAGGTTTCCATGTTCCAGGAATTTCGGTTGGTGCTTTGTTTATCATGATATTTTGCATAGCACCTGGTCCGCCTGGCATTAATGGTGCTGGGAATTGCGCGAGTTCTGATAGTTGCCAATATGATATTATAGCTTTACCTAAATCATTGTAAAATGTATTATTTGAATTTGATGTAGCATTTAGTGCTTTTCTACACGCACTTTTAACTAACATTTTCATACCCGAAGTATTTCCTTTTAGAAACTTATTTGGTGTAGACATTGCTTCGTTTCCTCGTTTAACTAACTTATCATATTCAGATGTTAGTTTATCAGCCCAATCATCGTATTTATCAATACCACCTTGGTTGTTCATGTATCTTCTCATATTAGATTTAAAAGTACTGAGAGACATAATGTTATTCCGTATAGTTTAATGTAGATAAAAATTCACTCAATCTACCTTTAATATCATCGAAGGTAGATTTATTTAATGGATTTGGTTTGGTTGGTCCTGCGGGTGATTGGTACACTGCTAAGTTAATTGCATCGATAAGTTCTTCTAATAATCCCAATAACACTTCTCCTCTAACAAGAGGTTCTGCATCTGATTCTGTATTTAGATATATTTTACCTTGACCACCTAACCAATAGTTATCAAAATCGTTTGAGGTAATTCTTACTTCACCATTAAAATCTAATTCAGCACCATCGTTGCCATTATCTATTGTAAGTTTACCATCTGATATAAATCCATAATTTCCTCTTGAATAGAAAATCATTTCTGAATCTTTTGCTGATAAAATTATTCTACCACTATTAATTAGAATTTGGTCTGTACCTGTAAGTTCACTCGGTAATTCAAATTTAGTTGGTGTAGTTTCAAAATCAGTAGAACCACCATCATCTACAATACCAGGTTGGAAATCTAATTTATAATCACCACTTGTAATTGCAATTGT